GCTGGAGGTGGTGGAAGTGGTGGATCTGGTGGTGCTGGTGGTTACGTTGGTGCTACTTTGGGGGTTACTGCTGGTCAGGTTTTAAAAATAGTTATTCCTAAAGGTGGTGGTAAAGTTGATAGTGTTAGTAATTTAGGATCAAGTTATGCTGGATCTGGAAGAAACGTAATGTACAATAATTCTACAAACTTTGGTGCTGGATATTGTGGTATATTTTTAAACTCCGTTAGTTTTGCAAATGCAGTTCTTGTAGCTGGAGGTGGTGGAAGTGGTGGAAATGTTAATGCTGGTGGAAATGGTGGATCTACTACTGGTGATTCAGTGCCATCTTGGAATAGTTGTATAGGTGCTGTAACTGGAGGTGGTGGAGGTACACAAAGTGCTGGTGGAAGTGGTCAAACTGCTGGTGGGCAATTACAGGGTGGTGATGCTGGTAACACTAGTAACTATCCAACTGCTGCTGGTGGTTCTGGTTATTATGGTGGTGGAAGTGGGTATGGTTCAAATGGAAACTGTGGTGGTAATGCTGGTGGTGGAGGTTCATCTTATGTGGGTGGTATATCTGGTATAACAGTTTCAAATATAACTAATACAAAAAGTTCATACTCTGTATCAGCAACAAGTGTAAACCCACCTAATACTTCAGATTCATCTTATATTACTGGTGTCGGTGTTGGTAGGAATCAAAGTTTGAATAATGGGGTTGGTGGAGATGGTCTTATAGTTATATCTTATAGTAGTGCAGGTATTCAAAACGGATTAGAATTTCACGAAACTGATACTAACAAAGATTATGTATTCAACTCATCGAATAATACATGGTATCAAATAGCCTAGTGAACATACTTGGCACGAATTCAGCCAGTATTCCAGTCAAATATATTTCAAAGTAATATAATTCAGTCAAGCTGGGGTTTACCCACTTTTCAAAGAAATGTATTCCAAGTAAACGTATTTGATGTTCAAACAGTATTAACTAAGATAATTAATGAAACTATCAATACTATAGAAACTAGAAAGAAATTGGAAGTTATCATACGATCACTAAGTGAAAGTGAATCCATACAGTCATTTAGAACAAAACTAGAACGAATATTGAAACTCATTAGTGAAAACGTTCAGACTCAGGAACAATATAAAAAACTAAACACTTTGAAAAGAACACTAACCACCTCAATTAATACTACAGAAGATAAAAAACGATTTATTACACTAGTCAGATCCCTATTGGAAACTGAACAAGTGCCTACTAGTAAAAATTACTTTAGAGGTAGAATAAAGAGTGTAGTTGAAACTATAACCACCACTACTAGTAAGATCAAACATGGAATATTTAAACGTGTTATAAATGATGAGGTTTCAGTTCAATCATTTAGAGAAAAATTAGAAAGAATATTCAAAGTAATTACCGAGGGAGTTCAAACCGTAGAATCAAAAGTAAAATACCTTACACTAAAACGCACACAAGATGAATCAGTTCAAACCGTAGAATCAAAACTCAAATCGACCACATTAAAACGTGTTCTAACGACAGCCATGTCAATCACAGAGTCATTAAAACGAATATCAGTATTCAAGCGTGTGCAAAATGAAGCCATTACAATAGCCAAGTCACTATATCAAAACAACATATTCCAAAACAACGTGTTCCAAATTGCACTATCAGAGGTAATTCCAATGCTTACATTAAAACGCATATTCAATGAATCAGAATCCATCACTAGCACAAGATTAAGATTCTTAAGTTTGAATAAAGTCATTTCAAACTCTATAGAATCTGTGGAATCCAAACTAAAATTGATGGTATTAAAACGTACACAGAACGAATCCATATCAGTACAGTCATTCAGAGATAAACTAGAACAAATACGCAGAGTAATAACAGAATCAATTTCAGTTTCATCTACTATGAATTATATAAAAAGTAAACTCAAAATTGTAACAGAATCAATACTAATCAACCCATTAGGTGTATTCCAAAACAACATATTCCAAAATCATGCGTTCCAAATATTACAAAAAGAGACTGTAAAGTTATTGACATTAAACAGAGTTATCACAAAGCAAGTATCATTAGTAGATACATTTACAAGATACTTGACATTACAAAGAGTGAGAAACGAGTCATTAGACATTTCACAAACATACAAACGTTCACTCGTATTAAAACGAATAATAAATATTACCATACCCCTCGCAGAGTCACTATTACACTCATCAGTACTTAAACGTGTATTAACTGAGAGTGTTTCCATACAGTCATTTAGAAAGAAACTAGAAGTCATACGCAGAGTAATTAGTGAGGGTATAGAATATACAGAATCTAGAATTAGATACCTAACATTGAAACGAGTTGAATCACAATCATTGGAAATATCCGAGTCAAGATTTAAATCAATGGTATTAAAACGCATATTGACAACCACCATTACAACCGTAGAATCACTCATACATTCATCTATTATAAAACGTGTAATGAATGAAAGTGTATCAATACAATCATTTAGAAAGAAATTAGAATCATTACGCAGAGTTATCAATGAGGGTATAGAATATGCAGAAAGCAGGTTGAAACTACTTGTATTACAAAGAGTGATAAATAACAATATAGATATTACTCAATCACAGCTAAGATTTGCTGGTGTAGCCAAAGTTGTTATAGAGTCAATCTCAATGGTAGAATCAACTATAAAACGACTAGTAATAATGAGAGTCATAAACGAAATCAGTGATATTACAGAATCACTATACAAATCTTGGATTAAGAGAGTCAACGAATTAGTCCAAATCACCCAGTCATATAGTAGGTATGGTATATTCAAACGTGTAATTACTGAAAGTGTATCTGTATTATCGTTCAGAGAAAAACTGGAAAGAATATACAGAGTTATCATTGAAGGAATAAATGTATCAGAATCCAAGTTTAGAAACTTGGTGATAAGCAGAACAATTAGTAGTATCATAGAAGTGGCACAATCACAAGTCAAGTATGGTGTATTCCGTAGAGTTATTACAAATGCTGTAGAAATAGCAGATACTTATGCTAGATTAACTACAATTAAGAGAATAATAAGTGAGGTACAAAACATTGGAATCAATCTATTCCAATCCAATGTATTCCAAAGATCAATATTTGGAGTTCCAGAAGTTGTCAGACTACTCATCATGCGTAGAATCATTACTGAGAATATCAGTCTTGCAGAATCATTTAGAAAGTCGTGGTCAAAGTTCTACAATGAGTCTATACAACTAGTTCAATCACAAATCAGATATGGTACACTACGCAAAGTTGTAGCCGAATCCATATCCATACAATCATTCAGAGAGAAACTGGAAAGAATACGAAGAATAATAAACGAAGGAATCAACATCACAGAATCATTTGGCAAGAAATGGTCTAGAGCATTTACCGAGTCTGTAAACATAGTTGATACACAAAGACCACGCCTAGTAATAAAACGTATGGCTACAAGTGCAGTAAACGTGGTAGATTCATATATCAAGTTGAACTACATGAAGCGTGTAATTAGCAATAGTTTGGATATTTCAGAAGCAATTAACAAACTAAGTGTGATTAGAAGAATTGTTAGTAATGAAACTATTAGCATTATAACATCATTTGCCAAGTATCAATCATTACGAAGATTTGCCAACGAATCAATTAGCATTGTTGACAGTCAAGTTGTAAGACAAGCCTTGATGAAAGTATTCACTGAGGCAATATCAATCGTAGATAGCAGACTGGTAAGATTGGCAATAAGTAGAGTGGTTACAGAGTCAGTATCAGTACAATCATTCAGACAGAGATTAGAACACATACGAAGAATTATTAATGAAGGAATTAGTATATCTGAATCATTCTACAAGTCATGGGTTAAGAAAGTCAACGAAACAATTACTATTAATAAGGCTGGTATATTCCAAAGTATATTCCAAAACAATGTATTCCAAACCATATACCGTGAAGCATTGACATTAATGACATTACAAAGAGTCAAAAATGAATCAGAATCATTAGTAGAGTATACCAACAAGCGATCACTACTCATCAGACTTGCAACTGATACAGTATCAATAGTAGATTCATTTGTAAAGAGTTTTACATTAAAGAGAATAATCACCGAGTCTATATCTATACAGTCATTTAGAGAAAGATTTGGAACATTTATCAGAGTCATAACTGAGGGAATATCTACAAGTGAATCTACTAGACGATTCTTAACTATTACAAGATCAGTAGTTAATGTATTAAGTATAGTAGATTCATATGCTAGATACATGGCTATTAGAGCATTTGCCAATGAAGTAGTAAGCGTGGTAGATAGTAGACTGGTAAGATTGACAATACGCAGAGTTGTTTCAGAACTTGGTGATATTGTAGATAGTAGAATTAAACTATTGACATTAACTAGAACAATTACAAACGCAGTTAGTATTGTAGATTCCTATGTTAGATATGGTATACTTAGAAGGGTGTTTACCGAATCTGTATCCATACAATCATTCAGAGAGAAGCTAGAAAACATAAGAAGAATCGTGAATGAGGGAATAAACACACTAGAATCTATTACAAGATATGTTACACTTACACGCACTGTAACTGAGTCACTATCAATACAGTCATTCAGACAAAAGTTTGGAGTATTCATTAGAGTATTAACAGAGGGAGTTAGTATTAGTGAATCATTAGTCAAATCACAAATCTTGAAACGTGCAGTATCTTTCACAGTTAACATAAGTGAATCACAAATAAAACGCTTGACACTCATTAGAACAATAATAGAAAATTCACAGATACTAGAAAGTATAGTGAAACTACAATTATTGACAAAGACAATTACTGAATCAATATCAGTTCAATCATTCAGAAAGAAGTTTGAAGTATTGGTAAGAGTTGTATTAGAATCAATAGATGTATCCTCATCATTTAGAAAGTTCCAAACACTAAGAAGATTTGTAAATGAACAAGTACCAGTATTAGATACTTATAGATACACATTTGGATTTGTCAAGTTCATTAATGAGACAGTATCAGCAATAGATACAAATGTAAGAAGATTGGTAATGTTAAGAGTGTTTACAGAGTCTATATCCATACAATCATTTAGAGACAAGCTAGAACAATTACTAAGAATCATAACTGAAAGTGTAAACACCACAGAATCATTCTACAAATCTTGGATCAGGAGATTTACAGAATCAGTATCCATACAAGAAACAACCAGTCTAAGAAAAATACTATACAGAATAGTTTCAGAATCCATATCAATACAATCATTTAGAACAAAACGAGAAATATTACGCAGAGTAGTTACTGAGGGTGTAAATGTAGTAGATTCATATATCAAATTCAAGTCAGCAGTACAAAGAATCAAGAGAGTAGTAAAAGTAGCAAGAAGAAAAGATTCTGTTAGACTGGAAAAGAAACAATTAACTAGTAAATTAGACAGGAGTGATAATGATATAAAATTAGAGAAGAAAAATGACGATGTTAAACTTTATAAAGACGATAACGATATAAAGGGTGAAGATAGATGAGCATGAATTTAGTGGGTAGATCAGTTGAATTTAGAACCAAAGTTGGTAGTAGATCTACATTTGAGTTGACTATTAAAAATAATGATGGCACTGTAAAAGATCTTTCAAATACCACTCAATACGCAACTGGTAAATGGAAAGTTTGGAAAACTGATGGGACTTTAATCATTAATGGTAATATAATATTTGATGATAGGGTTAATGGTATAGTCACCTATACTCTAGGTGCAAATGATACACTATCGGCTAATGTAGGTGTATGGGAAGGCGAAGTCGAAATTAAAGATACTGATGGAGTTATCAGTGAACAAACGCAATCTTTTAATTTCATCATTGAGGAGTCTTATTAATGGTAGATATAATATTCGTAGCCTCTGGTGCGTGTGCAGAATGTGGTCATTCTCAGGAAGCACATGATACAAATCAAGGATGTACAGCTCCAAGTAAAAACGATCCAACTCATCCTTGTATGTGTACTAACATCGGTCACTACTAAAGACTTATATGTGAGTGTAATTAACACATCATGTGTTAAAGCTAGAAGATATTAGTAATCAAGTATACTTTGCGTTTCGTAAAGCTCAAGTAGAAGCGATGAAAACTGAGAGGTTGGGAATTATTCATGTCAGTGATATTATCAAACCATGTATGAGAAATGTAATCTATAAGAAAATTCTTCCAGACAATGGAATGTCAACTGAAGACTTTAAGTCATTATACATAGGTCAGGCAGTTCATTCCAATTCCATGATTGCCAAACCAGAACATCATGAGATATTTCTAGCATATAATTATGTCAAGGATAAACCACTGACTAAAGAGGAAGCATTAAAGATACCATTGGAAGATCCAGAACACCTAGATATTATCTATGGAAGCATAGATGATTTAGTTGAAATAGATGGTAAATGGATTATCTGTGACAAGAAAACTACTGGTTCTATTGACTATTTTCAACGTTCAACTGCCAAGCCTAGTGATTCTCACATAGATCAAATCAATAGATATAGAGTATTATTGAAAAAATGTTATGGTATAGATGCAGAGTTTGGATGTGTGATTTACATTAGTAATAGTATTGAAAAGGATAAGAGAGATATACCAGTGGCACTATCATTTAAACTCAAACCCATTGAAGAAACTCTAACTGACATGGTTGAAAAGGCAAGAATCATTAAGAAATCACTTAGTGATTGCACGTTGCCCGAAAGAACCAAATGTTATCTCTGTGACGGAATGTGTCCCTATGCCTCAAAGTGTTTTGGAGATAACCGTAAGAAATGGAACGAGTAGCTTATTCTTCACCAGAATGTTATAGTCATGAACATATGAAATGTCCCAAGATTAGGAATGGATTTAAATGTACCTGTCTTTGTCATAAGATAATTGGTGCTGGATGAAGATCTATTTTAACGGTAATAATAAAGCTCACATGGAGGCACTTGAGCAGTGTCATGTTAAGAATGTGATGCTTTCATTCAAATACTCATATGCCAACATTACCAAGTTCAAAAGTAAATTTGAAAAGATATTTGTAGTTGCTGGAACAAAGACTGAACCAGACAGATATTATGAGTTACTTAAGAAACATAAGGAATCATATGATTATGCCACACAGTTCGATGTATTCTATAATATGGAAGATACTATAAAACACTATAGGAAAGAACGTGAGTTGGGTATAGATTGGACACTACCAGTATTACAGGAGAATTATCTTAATCATCTAAGTAGATTACAACTACCATCAAACTCATATGTCTGTCTAGGTGAAATTCATGGTAGGGAAGAGACTGAAGATCAGGTTAGAAAACTTCCAGCCAATCTAAAATTTCATGGATTAGCTAAGGGTAGATATATTACAAAGACTAAGATGTTTGAATCACTTGATACCAGTGGTTGGATCTCTGCTGCCATGTCAAAGAAATGTGAAGTTTGGAATAATAATGCTACCAACTTTATGTTCTTTGGTGAAAAGGGTAAGGGAATGATTCCAATGCTTAATCATGCCTGTGAAATTCATAAGGAGTATTTGGAGATTACTGGATTAAATAGGCAAGATATTATTAATGGAGATTACTATGCTCTAATGAAAGCACCATTTGCACTACTCTACATGCCAATGTGTAAACAGTTAAATATAATGAACGATAACTTTAACATATAACTATTTAAATTAGAACGATTTACTGATTTATATGTCTGAGGATATATTTAAAATTAAGCCTTTAGATGAACATGCTAGTAAAGTTGTAGTAGATGGTCATAAAGTAGTTTCACCATTTAACTCTGCCAAGCATTTAAAGACTGCAAACATTCCAGCCCTATGTGATCAATGTGTCTATCGTAGTATTGAAGAAGGTGGTAATGGTAAATGTCCTAAATATGAAAAGGGTGCTATGTGTGCCATTCGTAAGGACTTTATAGCATTGATTAATGAACTCGATACTAGAAATCCAGATCATGTTAAAACCATGCTAGATATGCTTGCCAAATTATCATTTGAAAATGTACTCATGGCACTTACAGAGTCTAAGTTTGATGGTAACATTCCAGATAGAAATACTAAATCCGAGATCAACACACTACTTAAAATCATATCCACTATAGGAGAAATTAGTAATAAGATTGTGGTTAGTGAGGAGAAACGATTCAATAAGCAGGGTGACATTGAATCCATATTTAGACAGATTAAGGCACAGAAGACGAGTGATTAGATGCAATTAAATGATAAACCTAGTAAGGAATTATTACAAGAACGACAAAACTTTCTACAAACAATAACGAATTGTGTTCATAAGCCTAGTGTTTTTAGCGAGGTATTTCTAAGTCATAAACTATTTGATTATAATAAAAAATATGTAGATTGTGAAGATCGTTTCATAGTATATCGTAGTGGTAGACAGGTAGGTAAAACAATGTCAACTGCTGTAAAGATTATTCACTATGCCCTATTTGCACCACTACTATCTGACATAATCAATAGGGAATGTATTATAGTAATTGCAGCACCTACACAAAATCAGGCAAGTATAATGTTCAATAAGATTAGAGATCTAATTACTACCAATGATTTTCTAGGATCGTATGTTGTAAGAAATACACAGACAGAGTTATGGGTTAACTTTTTAGATAACAGTGGAATGACCAAGATCTATACCAGAGCAACTGGTGAAACTGGTACATCATTGAGAGGTTATTCACCAGATGTAATAGTGGCAGACGAATGTTCATTTATTAAAACCGATATACTTAGAGCATTTCTACCTTCTGGTATGGCTAGAAGAGCTAAAGTTTGGCTGACATCCACTCCATTTAGCAAGTCTGGATATTTCTATGAGGCATGTCAGAATTCAAAACCAAACAATCCAGAGGGAATGTGGACAGAGTTTCATGTTAAATCCATAGATAACCCACTGGTAAAATCAGATCCTACATTCATTGAGGAAATTAAAAGACTTACTAGAGAGGAATATGTACAAGAAGTTGAGGGTGAGTTCCTAGACATTGGTGACGCATTAATTCCCAATTCACTCATTACAGAAGCCATTGGTGACTATACTCCAAAAGGTAGGGTTCGTTATTATATGGGAGTAG